TCACCATGGGAATAGCACCCCGCCCGTGCGATCACCGACGTACTCGCGCAGCACCCTGTCCGCGACGCTCGTAATCGGCACCTGGCGCTTGTCTCCGTTCTTCGTTCGATCGAGAAAGACCGTTCGCTTCGCGAGGTTCACCTGTTCCACCGTGAGCGTGAACATCTCCCGCAAGCGCATTGACGATTCCAACGCCAAATCGAACACCGCCACCAGCGCGTCACGGTGTCGAAGCGTGAGCGCTCGCTGTTTTCCCTCCGGCTTCTGGCCGGCGAGAATTTGACGAATGCGCTCCTCCTCCCCCGCCTGCAGACGGCGGTCGCGCTCTGTATCCTCGCGCGGCCCCTTGCCGTTTACCGTCGCGACCTTACCGTCCGATTCGCTGTAACTGGCGTAGCCCTTTGGAAGAAGCCTGACGGGATTGCCGGGAAAGCTGTCAGCGTGGCGCCTGGCGAGCCAGTCCAAGCAGCGGGCGAGCGCTCCGACATGGTGACGGATCGTGGACGGGGCAAGCGCCTGAACGCGTTTCATATCCCCGATCCACTTCTCGACCCAGCCGTAGTCCAGTTCGGAGATTCGCACTGCGCCTATGCGGCCGATCTGCATGCCAAGTAGTTGGGTATCGGAGCGCGACACCGCCATCTTGTCGCGGTACTCCTCGATGGCCTCCGCCAAGATGACGATCCCGCCGGCCTGGCGTTTGAACTCGTCTGGGACGATGCCCCGGTCGAGCATCGCCTCCAGGCGCCTACAATAGGCCTCGCCCTCCTCTAGATCCCTAAAGGTGAGATAGAGCGGCTTCGGCAGCACACCCCTGCGCCGAACGACGAACTCCCAGGACTTGGAACTGCGCTGTCGCTTCGTCGGCATCGAGAACTCGCATCGACGGCAAATCGTCACGCTGACGAGTGGTTTTGCCACAAAACTGGAGTGGCACTGTGGGGGGGTGTTCGTTTTGGCACTTTCCAGTGAGGGGCCGGGGAGCCCAGAGGCCGCGTGGGGACTGGGGTTGGGGTGCGGCAGGCCCAATCGGCTAGTTGGCACAAAACCGCGCGCAGACTGAGCAGGTTTGCGCGGATTGTGGCACCGAGTCGGGCGAAACTGGGCGCGCGGTGGAAGTCCGGATCGTTCGCGGCTTTGGCGCGCGCGATGCGCGTCGAGGGGGCGCGGACGCGCAGAGTGCCGATCGTGAATGAATGATCGGTGCGGCGACGGCCCGGAGAGGCGCGTCGCTCGTGCAGGTACGCGTGAAGTTGCTGGAACGGGTCGAAACGGCGGCGGTCGGGCATGTCCTTCCGCCCCCTTCACGCGCTGCGCGACGGCGCGTTCGTAATGCAGAAGCGCAGGTAATTAGCGATATCCGTCTCGGTGATGGTCGCGCTGCGCGGCAGGAAGTGCGCGTAGAGCGCGCGCACGATGTAGCCCTCTTCCTCGATACTCATTCCGGACCCGGCGGGGTCGAGCACCTCGTCGGCCGCGCGCAGCACCTTTTCGAACAGCACTACGTCCAGATCGGCCGTCGCGCCGTGATAGGGCACGCCCATGATGACGGGCGGCGCGGGCGTGGCGGTGACGCCGAGCTTCACCTCGGGGGCCGTACGAAGCACATCCTCGAGCTGATCCGATCGGGCGGCCTCGGCCCGGTGCACCTCGTCCAGGATTACGGCCCCAGGCGGCCGCAGCACCCGCGCCTGCAGCACTTCTTCTTCCGTTACTACCTCGCCGCGCAGGTGCCGCCGGATCAGTCCGAGTAACGGGTCTGGCGGCGTGTACTTGCGCTTCACGCCACCTTTTCCACCTTGGGCGTGAACTTCTACGAACGGCCACCCTTCTCGCTCGACCAACTTCCGCCATCCCCGCTCTGAGAGCGGTGCTCCCGGAAGGCGAAGGTCCACCAGCTCAGAACATGAGAAGCGGTCCAGCTCGGAACTTGAGTTCCGAGCTTCAATAGAGTGTTCCGAGCTTTTTTCTTGTGTCATGTTTTGAATGAAATCAACAGGTTAGTCGTTATCTATCGGCGCGGCTCAAATTGCCTGCGCCCGATTTAGCTCGGAACTGTTGACGAGTTCCGTACAGGGCCGTACTATTCCGACATCAAACGGCGAAAGAGGAATAGACATGGCCCGCAAACCCCCCGCAAAAGACTGGGACCGCTATCAGGTGACCGCGGCGCTCAAGCGCGCCGGCATATCCTTCGCGGGACTCGCCCGCGCCCACAACCTGCACCACACCTCGGTACGCACCGCGCTGTACCAAAGCTCGCCGCGCTGCGAGGCGCTCATCGCCGCCGCCCTGGGCGTGCGGCCGGAATCGATCTGGCCGAGCCGCTACACCGCGGACGCGGTGGCCGCCAACCCGTGGCGTCGCCACGCTCTGGCCCGCCTCGGACACCCCGCCGCCGACCTGGCGGGCGGGAGTTCGGAACCAATTTCCAAGCATGAAACTGTATTTGGAAGTTTGCATTGTACCGAGCTTGCCGAGGGCTACAACGGCAGCGCGCGGGTCGCTGCGTAGACATCACCGCGTTGATACCGAAACGAGTAACCCAGGTCAGGACAGCGCGAAATGACGTCGTTTTTTGAGTTTCCACGGGAGGCAGACATGAGACGCGATGCGATGACCATCGATTTGTTCGAGGTGCCGCAGCCGCTTCCGGCGCTGGAAGGGACGCACGACTTCCGCACGGTGGTGTGCGGGCTGGTGTGCGAGGTGCTCGATCAGGCGAAGGCGGCCGGGCTGAGTCGCGAAGCGGTGGCGGCGGAGGCGGCGCGCCTGACCGGTCGGAACGTCAGCAAGGGGATGTTGAACAACTACACGAGCGTTGCGCACGAGGATTTCAACGTGCCGTTGTGGGTGGTGCCGGCGCTGGAGTCCGTGTGCGGTTCGCATTTGCTGACGCAGTGGCTGGTGGGCACCCGAGGCGGAAAGCTCCTGGTCGGGCGCGAGGCACTGAACGCCGAGCTCGGGCGACTGGAGCGGGCGCGCGACGAGGCGGCCCGGAAGATCAAGCAACTGAAGAACGTGATGGGAGAGCAGGCATGAGTCATCGGTCACATCAGCCGTTGCTCGATGGGGCGCATCAGTCCCTGAGCAGCAGCCAGAACCCGATCAGCAGCATGACGAGCCCTTGTCCGACGAAGGACAGTGACCAGGCAGACAGCGGGCCCGCCCCGGCGTCGATGAATTGCCCGGCAACGATGTCGAGTTGCCCCCAGATGATGAAGAACAGCGCCCTGAAAGAGGGCGGCCGGCGAGCGGTCGGGCGACTGCTGGTGGCAATTGTGCTGTTGGTTTCAGCTGGTGCGCAGTCGTGCGTGGTGCTCGGCGAAACCGGCGGGGCGCTCCCTGTCTGGGTGCTCTGGGGCCTTCTCCAAGCGGCGACGGTGGCGGGTATCGCCGCGATGAGCGCGGCTAGGACTGTGGCCGAAGCTTGATCAATTTCCATGAGGGTTCTTCCGTGAAGGTGAATGGTATGCAAGTTGGTAGCCTGCGGCGCCATTCTATCGGCATGAACCCTCGCCATTTCGAGGGAGGGGCGCAGCGATGACGCGCAAGACGCATTACTCGTGCGCGGAATTGGCGGCGCTGCGGTTGCCGGGGTGTCCGGGGTCCGAGCGGGGATGGAGGAAGGTCGTCGATCGCGACGGTTACTCCTTTACCGAGGTGCCGGTGCAAGGCGGAAAGAACGGCGTGCGCCGCGAATACGCCCCACCTGCCGCGGTCGCGAAGCTGATCGACCGCGCGGAAGGCATCGTCGCGGCCGGCGACCGGGCGGCGCGGGTATCGGCGGTGCTGGAGCAGTTCGACCGTGACGACGCGACGCGAGATGCGAACCGCCGGGCGAAGGGCGAGGCCGCGCTGGCGATGCTGGCGGAGGGGATGACCGACAGGCAGCGCAGCCGATTCGACGGCCGGCTGGCGATCGTGCAGGGGTGGGAGGTGTGGTTCGTGCAGGCGCAGCCGATGCGCAAGAAGGCCGGGCTGCATACGTTTGCGGCGCTGTACAACGAGGACCGCCTGCCGCCGCTGCCGACCATCACGGCGGCGGTGCGCGAAGCCTTCCCGGAGATCTCGTATCGCAGCGTGGAGCGCTGGCATGGCGACTACGAGCGCGACGGCCTGGCGGGGCTGATCGACAAGCAGGACGGAAAGCTGCTGAAGGATGTGAACGTCTTCACCAAGCAGCCGGCGCTCTACAACGCGGCGCTGGCGCTGATCGTACAGCGGCCGAACATCAAGGTCTCCGACCTGGTGGAGATGTTGCAGGAGGCAGCGGTCGACGGCGAGACGGGAGAGATCCTGTTCGAGGCGCCGAGCACGCATGCGGCGTACCGCTTCGTGAAGAACTGGAAGGCGAAGCACCCCGAGCTGTACCTGGCCGCGACGAACCCGGACGAGTGGAAGAACCGCTGCATGTCGGCGGTGGGCAACGCCAGCGAGGACGTGGAGCGGCTGAACCAGCGCTGGGAGATGGACGCGACGCCGGCGGACTGGATGCTGACCGACCCGGAGAGCGGGCAGCGGCGGCGCTACACGTGCTCGGTGGTGATCGACTTGTACAGCCGGCGGATGCTGGTGGTGCTGTCGCGCACGCCGAAGGCGCAGACGCACATGTTCTGCCTGCGCCTGGCGTTACTGGCGTGGGGCGTGCCGGAGGTGATCGTTACCGACAACGGGCAGGACTACAAGGCCAACGAATTCCGCATGGCGCTGGAGGCGCTGGGCATCGAGCAGCGGGTGACGGCGCCGTTTTCGCCGTGGCAGAAGCCGCACGTGGAGCGCGGCATCGGCGTGATGCTGCACAGCATCCTGGAGCTGCTGCCGAACTTCGTCGGGCACAACGTGGCCGAGCGCAGCGCGATCGAGTCGCGGCGGGCGTTTTCGGAGCGCCTGTTCCAGAAGGACAGCGTGATCGAGCTGGACATGCGCCCGGCCGAGCTGCAGGGGCTGATCAATGACTGGCTGGCCGGCACCTACGAGCAGCGCCCGCACGGGGAAACGAACGAGGCGCCCTTTGCGCGCGCCGCGGCGTGGGCCGGCACGGTGCGCCGCATCGATGACGAGCGCGCGCTGGATGTGCTGCTGGCACCGCTGATGGACCCCCGCACGCTGCAGAAGAAGGGGCTGCAGATCGACGGCGGCTGGTATGCCGCGCCGGAACTCTTCCGCCTGGTGGAGGTGGGCACCGAGGTGACGGTGCGCGAGACCGAGGACTTCGGGACGGTGGTGGTGCATCAGGAGGCGAAGTTCATCTGCGCGGCGATCTGCCCGGAGCGCAAGGGCGTGAGCCGCAAGGAGCTGGCCGCGCACGTGCGCAACGCGCAGGCGAAGCGGGTGAAGGAAGACAAGAAACGGCTGCGCCTGGCCAGCAAGATCGACCCGGACCGCATGGTGGGCGAGCTGCTGCGCAAGAAGGCCGCGAAGGCCGGAAAGCTGGCCGCGCTGCCGAGCCGCGAGACGGTGGCGCATCAGTCGGAGGGGCTGGAGCAGGCGGCGCGTGCTGCCAAACGGCTGGACGGCGGGCGCGAGGCCGCGCCGCTTTCCGCCGAGACCGCCCGCGCGCTGGCTGCCAAGCAAGCCGAACGGGCGATGCCGCCCGCCGCGGCGGCAGTGCAACCGCAGGTGATTCAGATCCCGGAAACGCCGGAGCTGCGCTTCCGCAAATGGCTGGAAATCAACGAAACCGCTGAACGAGGAGAGGTGATCGACGACGCAAAACTGCAGAAGTGGTGGGGGCTGTATCAGCAGTCATCCGAATTCGGCGCGCTGATGAGACGCCACAAAGCCGCCCTGAACAACACGGGCACCACGGTGGCCGCCGTGATGCCCGTCAGAACCGCAACCGCAATCTGAGACCGGATTATGAACATGAACGATTTGCCGAACAAGGCGCTTCCCGCGGGCGTGGTGCCGATCGCCTCGCTCGACCTGGTGAGCGTGACGCTCGAAAAACTGCTGAACCGCCACGCCAACATGGCCGGGCTGGGCGTGCTGTACGGCCCGCCGGGACGCGGCAAGAGCATGGCCGCGGGGGCGATGGTGAGCCAGTACCGGGCGTACTACATCCAGGTGCGGAGGGTGTGGAGCGTGAAGGTTGTGCTGCAGAAGATCCTGCTGGAGATGGGCGTGGCGGAGCCGAAAGGCACGCCGACGACCGCGGCGCTGCTCGACATGGTGACGACGCAACTGAGCAAGAGCAACCGCCCGCTGATCCTGGACGAGGCGGACTACCTGATCCGCACGGACAGCCTGATCGAGACCGTGCGCGACATCTACGAGGGCTCGCGCAAGCCGGTGTTGCTGGTGGGTACCGATGACCTGCGCACCGGGCTGCGCAAGTGGAAGCAGATGCACAGCCGGGTGTATGCGTGGGAAGAGGCGCTGCCGGTGTCGCTGGAAGACGCGGCGAAGCTCGCCACGGTGTATGCGGCGGGGGTGAGCGTAGCGCCCGATCTGCTCGCCGAGATCGTGGCGCGGGTGGATGGGTCGGTGCGCTACACGTGCGTGAACCTCTCGCGCATCCGCGACGAGGCCCTGGTGATGGGCGAGGACGAGATGACGCTGGCCAAGTGGGGCGACCGGGCGATCTACACGGACGACAGCGAGGGCGGCCAGTGATGAAGGTGCGTGAGTTGATCCAGATCCTTCAATCGCTCCCGCCGGACATGCCGGTGGCGGTTGAGGCCGATCCCCGCCACGTGTGCGGCGTGCGGGTCCAGACGGTATTTACCGGTTCGGCGCCCGGACAGCGCAACGAGGCATGGCTGGTGACCGCGGAGGGGCTGCACGATGTCGCGTAAGCCCGCCCACCTTGAAATGTCCGGCGGCAAGTCGCCACGCCAGCGGGTGTGGGAAGCCGTGCGCGGCCTGGTTGACTATGAAGGGGGTTTCACCGCTGCCGACGCGTCGCGCGCCAGCAAGGTCGAGCTCGGCATCGTCGCCGAGTACCTCAAGGCACTCCATGCGGGCGGCTACCTCGGCCGTCACGATGCTGCGCGCAAGGGAGAGCCACATCGTTACTGGCTGGAGCGCGATAACGGCATCGAAGCGCCTCGTCTGCGCCGTGACGGTTCAGAAGTAACGGCCGGGCGCGGCAACGAGAACATGTGGCAGGCGATGCGTCACTTCCTGCCGACGTTCGACTTCCGGGAGCTGGCCGCCTACGCCAGCACAGCCGAGCATCCGGTGCTGCCGGACACCGCCAAGGCTTTTGTGCTGACGCTGCACGCGGCCGGCTATCTGGAGGAAATCACTCCCGCCAAGCGCGGCTGTCAGGCCCGGCCGGCACGGTTCGCCCTGCGCGGGGACATGAATACCGGTCCGCGCCCGCCGATGATCCAGCGCACCAAGGCGGTGTTCGACGCCAACCTCGGGCGGGTGATGTGGCACGAGGAGCCGGAGTGGGAGGGTGCGCAATGAGCGACCTTTCCTACATGCAGGAACGCTGGTTCGAGGTGCTGAAGAGTGCCTGCGCGGAGCGCGGCGTAACGACCGTGGCGGCCGAGCTGGGGTTCTCGAACCACACGGGCACCAGCCGTGTGCTGGCCGGGAAGTACGGCGACACGAAACGTTTCGCTGCCCGCGTGCTGGCCCGACTGGATACGGTGAATTGCCCGCATACCGGTGCAAACGAGGCGCGCGCGCTGTGCCATGCGCAGCTCGCCGCCGAGCCGCCGACCCACAACCCGTACCGGCTGGCGCACTGGCATGCGTGCCGCCGTTGCGCCCACCGTCCGGAGGAATCATGACCCCCACCGAATTCTGCGAAACCCGCCTGCTGCCCGTCGTCATCGCCTTCGGCGCCGGCGTACTGGCGATGGGCTTCGCGGTCGATTACCGCGAGGCGCATGCGTTCGACGTGGCGGCCCGTGCCGTCGCCGTCGCCGAGATCTATCGCGACGCGTGCGGTCCGGTCTGGCCGCCTGTCGAGTTGCCCGCGGCCGACCTCGCGAAGATCGCGGGGGCGCGGCCGTGAAGACGCCCGCCGCGGCTGCCGAGCTGGCGCTGTCCGATCGCATCCTCGCCGCGATCGCGCGCAGTGACAGCCGCCGTCCGGCCCGCGCGGCCGACGTTGCAGCCGTCATCGGCGGCGCCGAGGCGGCGTTCTGGGCGGCACTCGAACGCCTCACCGGCGAGCGTCGCATCAACACCGCGCACGTTCAGAAGCAAGGCGACCGGGCGCCGTGGCTCGCGATCTGGCCGACCGGCCTGACCGCAAAGAGCGCCGCCTGGACGAGCGACAGCCACGGCGCGCTGTTCGTGAAGCACCGCCCCGACGATCTCTTTCTCGCATATGCCCCGCGCGTCGCTGCGACCCCGGCAACGAAGTCTGCCCCTGTTCAGGAGCCCAAAGAAATGGAAACCCATCGCAAGAAAGGCCAGCTCAAAACCCAATTCGTCGCACTCGTCGCCGGCCTCGGCCCCGACCGCGCCATCACGCTCGCCGCCGCGGCGCAGAAGCTCGGCTGCAGCGTCGAGAGCCTGCGGCATACCGCGCGGACCCTCGCTGAGAAGGGCGAAGTCGGCGAAACCACGTTGGAGAGCAGCGGGCGCGACGTGCACGCGTACCACGCCGCCACGCCGTCCCCGGCCGTACCCGAGCCAGTAGCGCCCGAAGCGCCGGTGCTGACCGCAGCCGAACGAGGCGCTGTCGCACTGGCGCTCCCCGAGCCGATGCCTGCACCGATCGAACCCGCGCCGCAACCGCTCTACCGCGCCGGCGACATCCGCGTCACCGAGATCCACCCCGGCGAAGCCGCGCGCATCGAGTTCGCGCTGTGGGACGACGGGCGGCTGACGATCGCCGAGGGCGACGAGATCCTGCTGCTGCCGGCTGAAGCGACGAAGCGCCTCGCGCTGCTGCTCGGCGTGCCCGGCTCGGAGCTGCCGTCCGCGCGCGCACCGCGGATGTCGCCGCTGCCGCAGCTCGTCGGCGCCGTCGCGGAGGCCCGCGCGTGATCCCGCTCGCGATCCAGGCCGCAGAGGCGGCCGCGGCCTATGCCGACTTCCTCGCCACCCGCCGCCTCCGGCAGGCACCGCCGAGGCGCGGCGCCAACACGCTCGACAGCTATGCCGCCCTGTGGCTGCAGGGCCTCGCCGACGCCGGCGAGCCGCTATGCATCGGCGATCTGCTGTCGCGGCACGGCACGGCGGGCGCGTCGAAGAGCCATCTCACCCGGGGCATCGCCGCCCTCGTCGAGCGGGGGCACGCGGAGTTCGTGCGCCGCGGCGCGAAGGGCCGGCGCTACTACGTCATCACCCCGGCCGGGCGCGACGCGCTCGCCGCAAACACCCCTCGCCATCAATAGGAGCCGCAGTACATGGCCAAGAAGCCGACCCGTCACAAAACCGCAGCCGCCCCGGTGCCCGTGCCGCAGACCCGCGACCAGGTCTCGAACCACATCCGGGAGATCGGCGAGCGCAACCGCGAGCTCATGCGCATCACCGCCGCGATGAACGACGAGCTCGCCGCCGTCAAGGAGCGTTGGGAAGCCGAAGCCCAGCCGCACTCGCAGCGCATCGAATCGCTCACCGCCGGCATCCAGATCTGGAGCGAGGCCAACCGCGACACGCTCACCCAGGGCGGCAAGACGAAGACCGCGACCTTCCCGGCCGGCGAGATCGCGTGGCGCCTGCGCCCGCCGTCGGTGCGCGTCACCGGTGCCGAAGCCGTCCTCGATGCGCTGCGCCGCCTGGGGCTCTCGCGCTTCGTCCGCCAGAAGGACGAAGTGAACAAGGAAGCCATCCTCAACGAGCCCGCGGCGGTCGCGAACGTGCCCGGCATCAGCATCAGCCAGGGCGAGGACTTCGTCGTCACGCCGTTCGAGGCCGAGCTGTCGGAGGCGGTGTGATGTTCTTCAGGAACCTGATGATCTACCGCCTCCCCGCGCCTTGGCATGTGACCGCCGAGCAGCTCGAAGAGCAGCTCTCCCGCAAGCGGTTTGTTGCCTGCGGCAGCCAAGACGCAGAAACCCGCGGTTGGGTGTCGCCCACTGGTGACGAGTTCCTCGTCCATCGTGTCGGCGAACAGTGGCTGATTGCGCTCGGCACGGAACAGAAGCTGCTGCCGTCGGCGGTCGTCGCCCAGGAGGCCGAGAAGCGCGCGGAGGAGATCGCCGAGCGGCAGGGCTACAAGCTCGGCCGCAAGCAGATGAAGGACCTGCGCGAGCAGGTGATGCAGGAACTCCTGCCGCGCGCCTTCACCCGACAGCGCCGCGTCTTCGCGTGGATCGACTCTGTCGGCGGTTGGCTCGCGATCGACGCCCCGAGTCAGGTGCGCGCCGAGGATCTCCTCGAAGTGCTGCGCCAGTCGCTCGACGAGTTGCCGCTCTCCCTCGTCCGCACCGAGCGCTCGCCCACCTCGGCGATGGCTGATTGGCTCGCGGACAACGAGGCGCCGGAAGGCTTCACGATCGACCAGGACTGCGAGCTGCGCTCGGTCAGCGAGGACAAGGCCGCGGTGCGCTACGTGCGCCACGCGCTCGAAGGCGACGAGGTGCGCGGCCACATCGGGGCGGGGAAGCTGCCGACACGGCTCGCCCTCACTTTCGATGATCGCGTGAGCTTCGTGTTGACCGAAAAGCTTGAGATCAAGCGCCTCGACTTCCTCGAAGTCGTCAAGGACAAGCTCGACGAGCACGGCGCAGAGGACGCACGCGCGCTGTTCGACGCCGGGTTCGCGCTGATGACCGGGGAACTCGGGCGCCTGCTCCCTGAATTGGTTTCCGCCCTCGGTGGCGAGCTCGCCACCGCCGGCTGAATACGCATCACCGAAGGAAACCGTCGGGCCAATAACGGAACCAGCCGGTACGGAAAAAGCAAAGAGCCAGCCTGGGGAAACCCGAAATTGGCGGCCGGGAACCGGCAACTCACACAACCAGGAGTACCACGAGATGAACAAGAAAGAGCTGATCGACGAGCTACACATGCGCATCAATCGCCCCACCGACCAACCGCCAGTCACGAAGTCCGCCATCGAGCGCGTGCTCGACGCCCAGGCGGAAGTGATGCACGCGCACCTGTCGGCGCGCGGCGCCGAACTGAGCCTTCCCGGCATCGGCAAGTTCGCCGCTAAACATCGCGATCCGCGCACAGGACGCAACCCGCAAACCGGTGCGCCGGTAGAGATCCCAGCCCGGCGCGTGCCGACGTTCTCGGCGTCGAAAGCGCTTAAAGACGCGGTGCAGGCATGACCCGCAAGGGCAAGGGGTCCATCCGGATTACGAAGTCGAAGTCCGGTACTCGGATTCGCGTGACGGGGCACGCCGCGCAGGCGCTGTTCGACGCACTCGTGAAAAGCGCCGAAGCGCAGCGCCCCGAGTTCAGTCCCGAACACCTTGTTCAGCGTCCAGCGGTTAATGCCGAAGCCCCGCGCGCAGAGTTCAGTACCGAATCGACCCGGCACCGTCGCCCGAATCCGGCCCACGGTGCACCGAAACCGCCGGGGCACAACCCCGTCGGTTGACGACGTCGTCTGGCTCGATGGCCTCGTTACAACGGGGCTATCCGGCGAGACAGGTAACGCCAGGAGGAAAGATGCTCACGAAGGAACAATGGGCGCAGGTCGAGGCCGACCTGTCGCACCCGTACTGCCCCGTCGGCCTGCGCTGTGACGATCACGAGATCACGATCAAGGTCGAGCGCGAAAAGGGATTGAAGTTCGTGGTCACCGTCTATGTCGACGGCTGGATCAAGGGCGAATGGTTCAAGGGCGAGCCCGAGCATGTGCGCAAGTTCTGGCGCGAGCATCGCTCGTTCTTGTGGAAACCCAAGCAGCGCGCCGAGGCCGCGAAGCGGCTGAAGCAGCGCGGGCTGTCGAAGGATAGCCGCGAGTGGTACGGCAAGGTCGTCGAGGCGAAAACCGAGCCCATGTGGCTCCCGAGCTGGCCGAGCGCGAAGGCCCTGTGCCGCCATCTGCGCAAGACCTGCACGACGATTGAACGCATCCAGTCGGAGACCTGACCATGGCTGCATCCGCTCCCCTCGCTGTGCAGATCGCCGCCCGCCGCCGCGCCGTGTTCGCGGCCTGCAAGGCCAACGGCCTCGACGACGACGCGCGACGACAGCTCGTGAAGAATCTCACCGGCTGCGCGAGCCTCGCCGATTGCACGATGGGCCAGCTCTCCGAGGTGCTGAACCACCTCAACCGTGGCAAGCAAGGTTACGCCGGCCGCAAGCGCACCACGCCGACCGCCGACCGCGCGCCGCTGCTCGCGAAGATCGACGCGCTGCTCGCCGAGCTGCACCGCGTCACCGGCGAAGTGCATACCCTCAAGTACGCCGACGCGATCGCCAAGCGCAACGGCTGGGCCGAGTGCGTCGACTTCGCCGATCCGGTCGCGCTCAAGCACATCGTCGGCGCGCTCAACCGCACGCTGCAGTTCAAGCTGGCGAAATGAAGCGCCCAGCCCCGCCGATCCTCGAATCCGACCTCCCCGCGACCGCGCGCGACCTCGTGCGCCTGGTCGGCTGGGCGAAAGCCGAAGCGCTGATCCGCGAACTCGGCGGCATCCCGTACCCAGTGCCGAAAGCGGCCGACAACAACGCGGCGGGCGCGATGCGCTTCGAACGCCTCGCCGAGATCGTCGGCACCCGCGGCGCCGATCGCATCGTCGGCGAGTACGGCGGCGACGTGATGGAGATCCCGAACTGTAAGACGGCGATCGCCCGCGCGCGAATGCGGGCCATGCGAGCGCGCTGCGACGCCGGCGCCACGCTCGAAGAGATCGCGCTGGAGTTCGGCTGCACGACGCGCTGGGTGACGGAGGTGCTGAAGCGCCCCGACGACGGCGCGGGCCGGGTGCTGGAGCGTGGTGGG